TATTCTGTTCTTCGTTGGCATTATTCTAGGCGAATGCCGAAATCTAAATTAGTAAGATTCGGAGTATGGGAATATGGAAAATTTAAAGGTGCTATAATCTATGGTTTAGGAGCTAATCCTAAATCTGGCGCTTTTCTTGGCATTTCAAACTTTGAATGTCCTGAATTAGTAAGAGTAGCATTAGATAATCACGATAATGCAGTTTCAAAAATTGTTAGTTTTACTTTAAAAAAAATGAAAAAAGATTTTCCTAATATCAAAGCAATCGTTTCATATGCTGACCCAGAAAAAAATCATAAAGGCGGAATATATCAAGCGATGAATTGGACATATATTGGCAAAACATCATCATCAAAAATTTATATTGAAAATGGAAAAGAAATACATTCAAAGACAATTTCGGATAGAATAAGATTCAAAAAATTAGATAAAAATCATAATTTAGAATATAAAGTCGTAAAAGGTAAATACAAATATGTTTACTTGTTTGACAAATCATTTGCTGATAAGTTAAATAAATTAAAAAAACCTTATCCTTAATGCGGTAGCTAGAGCATAGTGCAATAGTACCATTATTGTAAAGGCGGTGCGACTCCGACCCTACCGCTCCAAAATATTATTGCAAATTCATAAAAAATTAAATAAATATTAAATTACCTTAACTCAAAGGGCAAAAGAGGATTATGGCTAGACCAAAGAAATATAAAATAGATACTGAACAAGTAAAAAAATTAGCACAATTCGGATGTACAAATAAAGAAATCGGAGAGTTTTTCGGTTGTTCTGCAGATCTGATTGAAAAGAGTTATTCGGAATTTCTGATAAAAGGAAGAGCAAACGGAAAAATAAGGCTCAGACAATTACAATGGTCATCAGCAGAAAAAGGAAATGTGGCTATGTTAATATTTCTAGGTAAAAATCTTTTAGGACAACAAGATAAATTAGAAGAAAATCAACTAGAAACTCCTTTACCTTGGTCAAATGATTAATGCCATTATCAAAACCGCAAAAGGAAGTAATATCAAATAAAGCAAGATTTCGAGTTCTTATTACAGGAAGGCGTTTCGGAAAAACATTTTTAGCTATCAATGAATTGGCTAAATTTGCAAGTCAATCAAATAAAAAAGTATGGTATGTAGCTCCTAGTTATCGTCAAGCTAAATCAATATGTTGGAATGATTTAAAAGATAGATTAATAAAGCATAAATGGGTTAAATCAGTAAATAATAGTGATCTTACTATCATATTAAGAAATAATTCAAGAATATCACTTAGAGGAGCAGATAACGAAAATAGCTTGCGTGGTATTGGTTTAGATTTCTTAGTGATGGACGAATTCGCAGATATTCATAAGCAAGCGTGGTATGAAGTATTAAGACCGACATTATCAGATACTAAGGGACATGCACTTTTCTGTGGAAGTCCTCGTGGTTTCGGTAATTGGTCATATGATCTTTATAAATTAGGAGAAACTAATACTGATTGGAAATCTTTCAAATATACTACACTTGAAGGCGAGCAAGTCATGCAAGACGAGATTGATCAAGCAAAAGAAGATTTAGATATGCGAACCTTTCAGCAAGAATATGAAGCGACTTTCGTAAATTATTCTGGAATGATTTATTATAATTTTGATAGAGAAAAAAACTTAATTGATAAATTTACAAATAGACAATCAACTTTGCATATAGGATTAGATTTCAATGTAGACCCTATGTGTGCAGTTGTTTCTGTAATAGAAAATGATATTATTATTGTTATAGATGAAATACAAATCTATAGTAGTAATACAAATGAAATGTGCGACGAGATTAAAACAAGATACAAAAATAAAATAGTGGTTTATCCTGACCCAAGTGCAAGACAAAGAAAAACATCTGCTGGTGGTTTAACTGATTTGGCTATTCTTAAAAATGCAGGCTTTGAAGTAAAGTCAAGAAATACAGCACCTTTAGTAAGAGATAGAATTAATGCAGTGAATTCAAAACTAAAAAATGTAAATGGTAAAAATAGTTTGTTCATTCTAAATAGTTGCAAAAATGTAATAAAAAGCATAGAAAGACAAATATACAAAGAAGGAACACATATACCAGATAAAGAAAGTGGCTATGATCATATGAACGATGCATTAGGATATATGATAGAATATAATTATCCTCTAAAAAGAAATTTTGTTACTAGTCCTCCTAGAAGGTGGAGTTGATGAACAGAGAATTCTTACAAAAAAAACACCCACTATGGCATGCAAATATTTCTAATTGGGAATTTTATATTCGTAGTTATCTTGGTGGAAATGATTATAAAAATGGATATTATTTACATAGATATATTTTAGAAAGTCCTGAAGAATACGATCAAAGAATTAGACATACTCCATTAGATAATCACTGTAAAAATGTTGTTCAAATCTATACAAGTTTTTTATGGCGAGTTCCTCCGACTAGAGATTATGGAACACTTGATGGCGACCCACAATTAGAATCTTTTTTAGCTGATGCAGATTTAGACGGAAGAAGTTTTGATACTGTTATGCGAGAAGTTCAAATGAATGCAAGTATCTATGGAAACTGTTGGGTTATTATTGATAAGCCACAGACCAATGCAAAGACTAGAGCAGAAGAATTACAACAAGACATAAGACCTTACATGTCAATTTATACTCCAGAAAATATCGTCAACTGGAATTATAGAAGAGCTGCAAGTGGTAGATTTTATTTAGATATGTTACTTGTAGTAGAAGATATAAACGCAGATAGAGCTATTCTAAAATTATTTACAGAAGAGTCTATAATGACATATGAAGTTGACGATTACGATAAAGAATATGCAGACGGTGATGCAAAACTTCTTGAAGAAGTTCCTAATCCAATAGGAAAGATTCCTGCAGTCAATGTTTATAATTTAAGAGGTAATAAACGACCAATCGGCATAAGTGATTTGGCAGATGTTGCATTTTTACAACAGTCTATCTACAACGACTACTCAGAAAAAGAACAACTAATTAGATTAGCTAACCACCCTAGCTTAGTAAAGACTCCTAATGTCGAAGCCAGCGCAGGTGCTGGTTCTATCATAGAAATACCAGAAGATTTACAATCAGATTTGAAACCCTACATTATTCAACCAAGCGGTCAAAATTTAGACGGAATAATGAAATGCATTCAAAATAAAGTTGATGCAATAGATCGTATCACTCACATGGGTTCAGTAAGAGCAACAGGAACTCAGATAGCAAGTGGCATTGCACTTCAGACAGAATTTCAGCTTTTAAATGCTCGGTTATCCGAGAAAGCTGATTATTTAGAAAATGCAGAAGATCACATTTGGTCTTTGTTCGCTAAATGGCAAGATAGAGATTGGGACGGTTCAGTAGATTATCCAGATACTTTTGACATAAGAGATTGGGCTAATGATCTTCAATATTTACAAATGGCTAAAGCTAGTGGAATCAAATCTGAAACATTTAACAAAGAATTAGATAAACAAATAGCTGAAGCTGTCATTGATGATAATGAAACTATTAAAACTATTAATGATGAAATAGATTCAACAAGAACAGTTAGAGGACAATTTCAAACAACAGAAGTAGAAGGACAAACAGTCGGTGGCGAAGAAGAAGAAGAAGAAAGTTAGAAAAGTAGCTAGAGATAAAGAAACAAATGTTCCTAAAAAATATTTGTCTGGTCTTAAAGGTGCTAAAAAAGTAAGAAGAGCAAATCTTATCAAACAAGTAAGCAGTTTATATAGATCAGGTGCTAGAATACCTTTATCATTACTTAGAAGTAGGACAAAAGCATAATGGCTAGTAAATTTAGAAAACCATTATCAGCATCAACAGTTGCAACTTTAAAAAGAAAAGCAAAGAAATCAAAGTTATTTAATTTAGCAGATTTAAAAGCATCTTATCGAAGAGGGCAAGGTGCATTTCTTGCAGGTGGTAGTCGTAGAGGAATACGAATGAATGCTTGGGCTATGGCTAGAGTAAATAAATTAATTAGTCGTGGTCGTAGTGGTACATTTGATACAGATATTATTAGAAGAGCAAGCAAACGAAAAAGAAAAAAATAATGGTAGCAAAACTTTCAACAATTAGAGAAAAAATTAGAAAAGGAAAAAAATTAGGA